TGATAAAGAAGCTATGACTAACTTTAAAAAATATGTTGCTATGAGTTTTAATAATAAAACCCTTGCAACTCAAGGCGATGGTTTATTTTTATATGATCCTGATGCAATGATTAAAGAAATTTTAGATGCTCCTGATTTTTATAGAAATGTATTTGGAGAACAATGGTTAAAAGACGCATCAGAAATGGCTAATTTTTTACAACAATACTATTCTCCTATCAAAACTTTAATTAGTGGTGGAGATAACCAAGCTGCAAGGGCTGCTTTGCAAAATGTTTTTATGGGACAACTTGATAGAAAAAGAACTTTTATAAGAGGTACTTTAAATTTATTAGGAATGTTTGATGCTAGAGATTTTGCTAAATATGTAAGTTGGAAAGATTTTAAAAAAGGATATGATAATGCTTACTTATCTAAAACTTCTCGAATATTCCTTGAACCAATAAATTCTTTATATGCTACTGAGCAACGAGTTTTTGAAGATAAAGGTGAAGCTACATTAGATACTATAGGAACAGGTGCAACAAATATAGCAGGATTAGGAATAACCGGAGTAATGGAAGTAGGTAAGTGGGCAGCAGGTAAGGCAGGGATAGGCGGCGATGGCAACTAAATTAGAAATTCATGAAGCAAAAGAGGACGAGAAATGGACTCGCCAGAACGAAATAAACGATAGACTTGAGGAATTAGTCGAGAAAAATACCGAAGCTATTAACAGTTTAAACATGACTATTGCTAATAGTAGAGGTACATTAAAAGCTTTAGGTATAATCAGTTTGATAGTAGGTATACTAATATCTGTATCAAACATGTCATGGTTGAAATAAGTAAAGTTAGATTAGGAATAAGTGCGGAACATTATGCAATTCAATGGTTATTGAATCAAGGACATCAAGTATTTCATAACGTTGTAAATACTGGACCAATAGATATAGTTATACTAGAAAATAATAAATTAATTCCTATTGACGTTAAAATAGTAAGTCTTAGAAAAAATAAAGATTTATTAGATTCTCAACGTAGAGTATTTAGGTCGCCTAATGAAAGACAAAAAGAGCTAGGAGTTAGAATTTTAAATGTTGATTTAGTCAATAATTTATGTTATTGGAACGAAAATAGTGTATAATCAAACAACAACAAAGGAGGTTTCTGTGAAACTTTTATCAGACGTTTGGGCATGGCTCAAAGAGTGGAATGATTGGCAAATGAAAGATTGGATTAAAGCTGGTATTGTAGCAATTATTATAATAGTGGTTTTAAGTAAAATGACAGGAGCATAAATATGTGGGGGCTACTCGTTAAACCTTTGATAGGAATAGCTGGAGAAACAGTAAAAGGTATAGTCGAAACTAAAAAAGCTAAAGCTGAACAAAAAATAACAAAGATTAAAGCAGAGACAGAGTTATTAAACAAACAGATAGCAGGAGAAGTTGACTGGGAAAAATCTGCAGTTAGTCAAATGCAAGGTTCATGGAAAGACGAGGTAGCCCTCATTGTTTTGTTAATCCCGGCAGTACTTGTGTTTATTCCCGGCATGACGGCTCATGTAAAACAAGGGTTTATTGCTTTACAAGAATTACCACAATATTACCAACATTTATTATACATAGCTATTAGTGCTTCTTTTGGTATAAAAGGAGTAGGCGGAGCTGTTAAAATGTTTAAGAAATAATAATGGAAGCTCTAGAAAAAAGGATCAAGCATCATGAAGGTTATAGAAACATGGTCTATAAAGATACTCTCGGAAAGAGAACAATAGGGTGGGGACACTTATGTCGTTCAGATGAAACATGGGAAGATGATATTGAATATAGCCAAGATGTTCTTCAACATTATTTTGACATTGATTTTGATTTGGCCATTTCTGGTGCTGATAGTCTTTGCGGCAATATGGGTATTGATGAAAGAGCTGAAGAAATACTTATTGAAATGTGTTTTCAATTAGGAAAAACAGGTGTTTCTAAATTTAAAAATATGTTAAAAGCATTAGAAGAAAAAGATTATAATAAAGCTGCGGATGAAATGTTAGATTCTAGATGGTATAAACAAACACCAAATAGAGCTAAAGAATTAAGCGATATGATGAGGAGTATACATGGTTAAACGAGGACTATATGCAAATATTAATGCAAGAAAAAAAGCAGGGACAAGTAGAAGTAAATCTAAATCCACTATAACACCTAAAGCATATGCTAATATGAAAGCTGGATTTCCTAAGAAAAAGAAAAAGAGTTAATTATGGTAAAAAAATTAAAAGGTAATCAAACAAAATTAGATGCAAATAAAGATGGCAAGATAAGTAAAGTAGATTTTAAAATATTAAAAAATAAACCTAAGAAAAAGAAAAAGAAATAATGAAAGGCGTACCTCATTATACAAAAGATGGAAAACTTTATAAAGGCAAAACACATAAAATGCCTAATGGGTCTTTACATACTGGAGCTAAACATACAAAAAATTCTCAAGTATTAGTTCATAAAAAACCTAAGAAAAAGAAGTAATGAAAAAAATACATAAAAATCCTAAAGGTGGTTTATCTGCTAAAGGTAGAGCACACTTTAATTCAAAAGGAGCTAATTTAAAACCACCTGTTAATAAAGGAACTAATCCTAGACGAGTTTCATTTGCTGCAAGATTTGCAGGTATGAAAGGCCCTATGAAAAAGCCTAACGGAGAACCTACGAGAAAAGCTTTAGCTCTTAAAAAATGGGGATTCGGTAGTGTAGAAGCTGCTCGTAATTTTGCAAATAAAAATAAAAAGAAAAAGTAATGAGGACTCTCTTTTTAGTATTAAGTTTTATACTTATTGTATCTGCTATTACTAGTGAAGCGCATGGTATTAATCAATATTTAATTTCGAGTAATAATAAATGAAAGTAAACGACAATACATCAATAGATATGCCTATACGAAACTTGCTAAGTATTGTAGCAGCAGTGGCTTTAGGTGTATGGGCTTATTTTGGAGTGGTATCGAGAATTACTACCATGGAAACATCATTAATTTTAGCAGAGAAAGATTTAGAAAAGAATACAGAATTTAGAATTAAATGGCCACGTGGTGAGATGGGTACATTGCCGGCAGATTCAGAACAATATATGCTTATAGAATTTATGGCGGAGCAATTAGAAAGTATGCAAACTGAAATGGAATCAATGATGAGTAATACAGTTAATATTAATTTTTTAAAAGATCAGGTATCTAAACTACAAAAAGATGTAGAACAGTTAAAAGATAAAGTGAGGAATAATGGAACCCACTAGTGTAATCGCCATGGTATTTAGTTTATGCATGTTTGTCAATGGGTCGTTGGACGGCCACATGATGACAGATGGTTTATCAAAATGCTTAAAAGCAAAACGTGAAGCCGAACGTAACTTATCACAGGGAAGAGAAAATGTTATTCGTTATGAGTGTGGACAAGTTAAAGCAGAACTTAGACCAGACAGCGAAGGTAATTTAAAAATCTACAAGATTCTTGAAGATAAATATTAATGCTAGGAATAGCTTATTATTATACTCAACAAAGTAAGAATTATAAAAATTATAGGCCTAAATCCATTCTTTCCAGTTATCACCAGTTATTGAATTGGCTAAAGAAAGTTTGTTTTTTAAACTACTAAATATTTTTTCATCAATAGTTTTAGGAGTAACAAAATCAATATATGTTACATTATTTTTTTGACCAATTCTATGTGGTCTATCTTCTGACTGTAATCTTGCTTCTAAGTCGTATGTATTAGCATAATATATTACAGTTTTAGCTGCAGTTAAAGTTATACCATAACCACCCATACGAGGATTAGCTACGATATATTTAAAAGTACCTTTTTGAAAGTCATTAATAATTTTTTGTCTATCTTCCGATTTAGTTTCTCCAAAATAAGTGGCTACTGGTATTTTAAAATGTTCTATTAATTTAGATTGTATTTCTTTTATAGACCTTTTATAATTAGCCCATATTATTACTTGACCTTCAGTTTCTTCTAACACTTGAATTAGTTCATTTAATCTAGGGTTAACTCCAGGTATTGCTTCTTCAGTACCATCGTCATGTTTAACAAACCCGCATAAGACTTGATGAAGTCTTAGCAATCTAGTTATAACTAAAGGAGCAGTTATTGATTTTTCTTTAGATAATTCGACATATGCTTTTTTACGCAATGTTTCATATATTCTTTTTTGATCAGGGGAAAACTCTATTTCTCTTTTTTGATATAATTTATCTGGTAAATCTAAACAATCATCTTTAGTTACTCTAAACATATGTGCTTTAATAGATTGCTGAAGTTCATCTAAATTTTGATAATCAACTACTTCATGAAATGTTTTCATATTAATAGTTCTTCTGCGTAATACACAATATCTATTTCTAAACCCATAGAAACTACAATTTAGAACGTAATCCGATAAGAAAGACATTTGAGTATAAATATCAATAGGACTTTGGGTTATTGGAGTTCCTGTTAGTACTCTCCTAAATTTAGATTGTTTTGTTAATTTTAAAATATTTTTAGTTCTTCTCGCAGTTCTATGTTTAATGGTACTTGACTCATCAACTGCAACTAATGCTTTATGCACATTA